TGCCGGTTCATTTCATAGGCAGGCCATAACACACGGCTGGCCTTACCGAAACGGGCTTCCAAGCCGTTTATCAAGTTTTTACCGCTGTCGGTTTTACCTGAGCTTTTACGGCCCGCCATGTCATAAACGGTGTTAATAGCCCCCGACCACGAAATAATAAACGTGGCTAAGTTGCTCATGTGGCCTGCCCATTCCCGAGGCTTTTTGCCAGACACTTTGGCTTTAATCAAATTGGCACCAATTGACGTATCCCATGGCAGCATTTGTTGGCCGCTCTTGGTTTTCCAGTTGCGGCCCCAACCGCTAATAGGCGGTTTTCCGCTTGGCAGTTTGCGTACTGCGTCGTTAACTATTGGGTCGGTGATGCGCTTAAAATCGGTTGTTACTTTGCGACGGGCTTTTTTGTCAATGGTGTTTAATTCCCGCAAAGCCTCTTTAATGCCGTAAACCTCAATGGTGGCGTGAATCATTTGCGGTTCCGTTCCTCAGCTACTTTTAGTACGGTAGCCAAATCGCGGGTATCAAACTCGTCGTACGGGGGCCAGTACCCGGTAGCTAGCAACAGCTCTGCTAGCTGCCTGCGGTAACTGCCCCGTCCGTAGGGTGGCTCTCCTCGCTGTCCACAACCTCAAGGTCGTCCAACGCCTCACACCATTTGTCAAACTCCGCGATTTGCCCACCCTCTTTTTTGAGACTGGCCCAAGCCAAAAACGCAAGGTCCTCCACAGCAAACCCGGCTGCAAGGTCCCCGGCTCGTTTCTTGTATTGGCGTTCCCATTTGATAATTACGCCAAGGCTGGTTTCCACAACCCGCGTCGTTTTATCCGCTGTGACTTTAATTCGTAGTTTCATGGTGCTGCCTCCTATGGCTTACGGGTTAGTTGTGTCAATCGTGAGCGCGCCACCCTGCAGAGTGATCTGCACTTCGGAAAGCTCGCCAATGCTCGCGTTTACGACGTCCAGAGACTCAAAATACGTTTCGGCCAACTCAAACTTTGGGTTGGTTGCCGAGTCGTTGCCGGTTGCGGGCTTGACGCTCACGTAGCATTGCGTCCCAACGAGCGGCTGCAACAGCGCGTAGGTTTCTGACGTTGCGTACGACATAAGGAACGTGAGGGTGCAGGTGTGGTTTTGGAGGCCTGCGGTGTAGCGGCGGCCGTTGGACCCAAATGCAGTGCTTTCCAAAGCCTCAACAACCTGCGTGAGCACGGCCGACTTGCATTGGTCGGTAATGTCGGTGGCCGAGCCAGAGGCTGCGCCAATCGTGACAAGCGGGTTGGAAAGATAGGTAACAGTCGCCATGACTTACTCCTTTGGCTTACGTTTGCTGGTTTTAGTTCTACCATGCGGCGCAACCGTTTTGGTGTCATCGCTGGAGTTTTCGGTGGCCTCAATCATGCCCGCCCCGAGCAAATAGCCAACATTTAGGTTGCCGTCGTCATGCACCGTGTCGCCGGGCTGGTGAGCACCAAATTGGCGTACAACGCGGTAAGTCATGGGGCCACCTTAGTGCTGATCTCTAGGTCATAGCTTGCGTAGGACGCTCCGCCAATTTGCGTAACGGTGGCTCGCCCGGACGTTAAACCGATTTGAGCAGCCCTAATTTTGTCGGCTAATTCCAGCAGTTTGCCAAGCGCACGACGGTCACCGGGGCCAACAGCAAGGATTTTTACCGTAAAGTCCATTTGCGGCACAACGTTGGTGTGCATGGTAAATGCGGGGGCCTCCACCAATACGCACGGTGGGTTTATGTTGCGCGGGTCGCTGTTGTAAACGACCGGCAGCCCGGTAATTGTGCCGAGCTTGGTAACGAGGGCGTCAAAGCCGTCGTTAAAAATGTCGGTATCCGGGGGCATTAGGCAACCTGCGGCCGGTTACAGCCCAACAGTCGCAAAATGTCACCGAACGAGCCCCCCACGGGCGCGCCGGTGGCTAGCGGGTCAAAACTGGCGTACTGGTCAATAGAGCCGCGCATACGGTACAAATAACCGGCATACATGACGGCGGCAAGCTTGGCCGAGTTGTTGGGTGCCGTGCTTGTGCTGTCGCTGTACCCGGCCTCGCGGCGGCGGTTCCAGCACCAATAGTTTGCGGCAGCTGTCCCAAGCACCAAAAGGTCGTAGTCAGCTGACGGGTTGGCCACGGTGAAGCCGAGCCAGTCCTCTACGTCGCCTACGCTAATCCACGTCACCGTAACGGTGTATGTAAGTACGCCGCTAGTTGGTGTGCGGGCTTGGTTAGCGGCTGTGCGCGCAAACGCAATTTGGTTGGGGATAATCGTGGCTGTGTCGTACAGATAATCGCCGTACTGGTCCACGCCCGCAAACAAGTATTGGGGCACAGCGGTCACCGTGTAAATGCCGTTCCACGCGCCCATGCTTGACAGCGTGATTGTGTCGCCAATCTCAATGGTTGTGGGCGTGAGGGTCTGAACGACCCCCACGTTGTCCACTACCTGCGAGTTGGTAATTGTGTAGGTCGCCACTAGGCAACCCCCTTTGGTTGCTTAGAAGTCAAACCAAGCAAACTTGGTGTTGTCAATAAACAACGCCGCGAAGTATCCGCGTACGCTGATCTGACGACCGAGCACGTCGGGCTTCTCAATGCTGACGAGGCCTTTCATGGTCTCGTAGATCTCAAAGCCAGCGTACGGACCTGCGGCCGTTCCAAGGCTGATAAAGTCGCCCGCGAAGTCAAGGCCCGGGTCCACGACGAGCGACAACCCGACCGGGTTGGCGATCGTGGACGCGGCTGACATTTGGCCGGACGCATTCATCGGGTTGAGCGTTGGGAACAACGGACGCTTGGCGTCGTCCACGAGTGCTCCGATTGCCTCAAAGCCGGGGGTGCCCATGAGGAGGTGCGTCGGCATGACGCGGCCCGCTGCGAGAACCTTAACGGCTCCCTCGTACACCTTGGCAATAAAGCCCTCCGAGGTGCCGTCCCACGTGCCGACCTGCTGGCCGCCACCAATGTTGTTGGCAAACTGATTGCAAGCGTAGTTGGACGTTGCAATTGCGTACTGGTTCGTAAGGTCACGAAGCAGAATGTCCAGCGCAGACGGGTCCGAAAAGTCAACGGTCTGTTCGGACACCAAAACCGTGCCGCCAAACGTGAGCTTGGTAACAACAATGTCGTCCACGAGCATCGTGGTGGACGAAAGGCCGGTAAGTTCGTTGGCCTGATTGGCAACGCTGGTGTGCGTCACAATCTTGGGGCGAATAAACGTTTTGCCTGCACCGGGCATTGCACGTGCACCAATTGCGGTGACAATCGGGCGCAACGGTGCGATGTTGTCAAACGTCGGGCCAAGAATCGGCACCGGGATAACGCCGGGGAAGTCGGCAGTTTTTTGGTCGCCTGCGGCCGCGCTAATGGGCGCGTTGTGCTCAACCCACAGCTGCACCTCACGCTTAGCGGCTTCCGCGGTTTCTCCACCACGAACGTACGCGCTCATGTATTCCGCAACGGTCGGGAGCTTGGTTGGCACACGCTTGGCCTGCGCCCAAACGGGTGCGGTCGGTGCGGGTGCGGGTGCTTCGGTGTTCGTGGTATCCATGTCGGCAGTCTCCTTTGCCTCGTTATTTGTGATCTTAGTGGCAGCTACGCGGGTAATACGTGCATCTTTGTAGGCCGGTTCGGCCACAAGGCTGATCTCCCGCAACAGTCCCTTAGCGACCACAAGGTTGCCCGCGTCGTCGTAAGTGGCGTCAATGGGGTCCACACCCACCGACACGCTGTCAATTGCCCCGTCTTTGACAAGCTCTAAAGCATCGTTACCGTCGCGGCTTGCGCTGATACGTGCCGTGAAAAGCAACGCGTCGGGGGTTTCCTGCACAGCCTGCACGACCCCGACGATTTGGGTGGAGTCGTGGTATTTCATGAGCTTGGGTTTGCGGCCCGCCTCCACAATGAGGCTGCCGGGCTTAAAAATGACCGACTGGCCACCCGACACGGTAGCGGTCTTGTTGTATGGCACCGCCACGCCGCTAATTTCGCGCCTCACCGGCTCACCCTCACCGGCATTAACAACCGTAACGGTGCCGGTACATACAATACGCGGCCCCTCGTAGTTTCCGGCGGTCATGGTCATGGGCTCGTCCTCGGTTTCTTTTTCCTCTAGAAAGCCGCCGGGCTCAATGCCCTCGTCAAGCGAAATAGCAACCATTTGGTCAATGGCGTCTTGCTGCGATACGTGGCAGCCGAGCACCTCGCCGTCGTCTTTTACGACCGCGTACCCGGCGCACCCCTCTGCTTCCTCGGTCACGTAATACGGCATGGTTAGCCCTCCTGTGGTGTAAGTGAGCTGCCCGAGCCAGCCGGGGCAGCATTGTCCGGCTGGCCCGAGAGCCCGTTTTCCTCAAGGTATGAGGAAACGTCTAGTTCCACGTAACGGCCACGTGGTGTAACGCTGTTCATGCTCAACGTTTGCTCTATGCACTCAATAAACGGCTTTGCACCAAATAGATACAAATCTTGGCGGGCTTGCTGTGCGTTTTGGTACGTCATTCCCGAGCCAACGGGCGCGTTAACAAGGTACGCCGGAATGTTTGCGACACGTGACAGCTCTACAGCTTGGTATTGACGCGCCGACACAAGCTCCATTTTGGACGGGTCAATGTTTGACTCTTTCCAGTCCACGTACTCATTTAGTGCACCAATGGCACCGTTTTGGCGCGCCTCGGCCCACGCTGACGCAAGCTCCGCCAAATCTTGCCCACTCATCGGTTCCCCACCAGTCTGTTTCAGATAGCCCGCGGGGACCTCCATAACCGCAAACCTCTCAGCTGCACGGTCCAGCCGCAACGCTGTCGTAATCGCCCGTTGCCCGGTCACAACAAGCGACGGGATAGGTGACAGAAACTGCACAACGTCCCGCGTGTTGAGCTGCAAACCCTGAAAATAGATTTGATTTGACGGACCCCAATACTGCACCGCCGGACTCACTTGGTCCATAGTCGTAACGTCCACCGTCGGTATCCACGTAAACGCGCTCGGAAAACCGGCCGCGTTGCGCTCGGTCACAATCCAATAAGCCCGGCCCCACATAATGAGGTCTTGCGTAGTGGCACTCAAAATAAAGTTGCGTGTTACGTTGGGGTCCGGCTGCTGAAACCACGTGTCCGGCGGCAAGTCAATGCGCTCGTATTCGTCACCATTCCATTGGCGGCCATACTGTTTAATTTGTAGGCACGACACCATGCCACAAATAAGGTCACGGGCGCGGCTGATCGTTGGCACTTGTAGCGCGGCAATGACAGCGTTGTTGTTTGTGTAGTTAATAAATTCACCGACAAGCGGGTTACCGGCTGCAGCTGCGGCAACAGCGGTTTCGGGTCGGTTGACCATTTCCACACGCTTAGGCTGAAAGAACCCCATACGGTGAGCCTACGCCACGCGGCGCGGCAAGCTGGTGGCAATAACCGGTTTGCGGATACTGGACGTTGGACGGGCTGCTAGCGCGGCTGCGATGACGAGACAGCGGGCAAGCTCAATAGGCCCGGCCGACTTGGTGGAGCTGATTGCAATACTGCCGGGCGTTTTGACTGCGACGGCACGGCCACAATGCTCGGCAAGCATGGTTTCCCCGGTGTGCGCTAGCTGCCGTTCTGTAATCATTTGTTTGACTAGCCCCGTGTAGCGGGTTATTTCTTGATAGCCCCACACGTTGCGCCGGTGCTGCAAATCGGTGGGACAATGGGCGTCCAGCGTCGGGGTAATGTGCAACGCCACACCGGGTTGGTCCGCTAGCTGTTTGCGGACCTCCAGCCAAAACCCCTCACGGGTGTCGGCCATAAACGCCACGGTGCACGTCGTGACACCCTCAGCGTTGGCGTTAGCTCGGACAGCGACGTAACGGCCGTCGTCAACCGACACTTCGCAAGCCAATACCCCGCCCGTCAGCGGCGGCAAATCGGTGCGGCATTTGTCAAACTGGCCCGGAAGCAGCCAACCGGCGTCGGTCTGGCACCACACGTTTACCGACGACCGTAAGAAACCGGCACGGTTCGGGGCTGTGGATTCCCGTTGTAAAACCTTGTGGGTGAGTGTGTGGCCGAGCGCAGGGTTGGCGTATGCCCATGCCTCGGGGGTCATGGGGTCCAGCTCTGGGGGTGGGCTGTATTCGGCAAGGTAAATGGGCGACGGCTGCCCGGTGTCCATAGCCCGTACTGCGGTTTCCCGGTGCCTCAACATGGCGACGGACTCCTCGGTACCGGCGGTGGACCACATTGAGCACAACGGGTTGGGTTTGGCGCGTTGGGTTGGCAGTAGCCCAATGTCCAGCGTGTCTGAGTCAATGCCCCACACTTCGTCAATGATGAGAAAGTCAACGGACATACCGTGACCGGCCGACGGACGGGCAGCTTTAACAACCCACTTGGTTTGCCCCAACGTAAGGCTGTTACGGCTGTACGCCCACACAGCTTTGGCACCAAACTTGGCTTCCAGCACCGGGGCCAAATCTTGGAACAGCGACGTGGCAAGGTCCAGCCGGTGCGCGGTGCTCACGACCGTAATAGGCCGTTTAGCGATCACCGGGTACTCGGTTAACAGCCACCCCGTCAAAGCAGCCAACGCCACCGTCTTGCCATTTTGGCGGGCAACCGACACAAGCGACAAAGCGTGACACCACTCCCCTGCCGCGTTGTACGACAGCTGCTGAGTCAACACGTGCCGCTGCCACGGCATGAGCTCCACACCAAGGTGATTTTTAGCCCACTCCGCAACAGCAGGCCCATAACTTCCGACCGCATCTGAAACAATCGTTTCCAATCGCGGCAAGTCATGACCGTTTCCCGGCGTTTCCGTCGGGTTCCCTGTGGATAAAGACAAGCA